CAAAGAAAAACGTATAGCAGAGCTTGATAACCCACTTGTGTTACTAATCGAGTCACCTATAGAATCTGTACGCAAGATTCAGTCGGTACTTGAATACGTAATTAAAAATAAAAAGCCTTTACTTATTATTGGTGATTTAGAAACCGAAGTGTTAGCTACGCTAGCAATGAATAAGGTTAAAGGTAATATAAAAGTAAATGTAGTAAACGCACCTACATATGGTATAAACAAAAAAGACACAATGTCTGATTTAGCTATGCTAACTGGTGCTACTGTTATCAATGAAGATCTTGGTGATGACTTAGACGTTATAAACCCAGACTTCCTAGGATCATGTTTTAAGAGTACAACTAGTGATACAGATACAATACTTCAAGTAGATACTTCTACTGACGAGATAAAGCGTTTAATTGATTCAGTTAAAAAACTAATATCCAAAGCTAAAGCTCCCGGTGAAATTATAAGACTTGAAAAAAGATTAGCTAGACTATCAGCGAAAGTTGCAGTTGTAAAAATAGGGGCTAACTCAGAGATAGAGTTAAAAGAAAAATCAGATAGAGTCGAAGATGCTATCTGTGCTACTAAAGCCGCGGTAAAAGAAGGTATAGTATCTGGAGGTGGTATAGCTCTTCGCGATGCATCTAATAAAACCAAAGGTAAAACCGTTGGTGAAAAGATATTGCTAGAAGCTATTAAAGCTCCGTTTAAAACTATACTAAATAACGCTGGACTAGAAGAGGTTGGTACGCCCGAAGAAGGTATGGGTGTTAATGTAGTTACAGGTGAAACTGTTCATATGGTTGATACAGGGATTATAGATCCTTTACTTGTAACTAAAAGCGCACTCAAACACGCGGCTTCAGTGGCTACCACTATATTGTCTACAGATTGTGTAATCAATAATTTAAGAGTTGGAGATGAAAGCAGTAGGTAGAAATATAGTAATAAAAAAGAAAAAAGAAGACACCGTCAAAAAAACCGACGGTGGTCTTATGTTAACTGGTAAACAAAGAGTTGATATTCGTTATAAAGAAGCGACTATACTTCATTGTGGTGACGATGTTAAAGGTGTAGAAGAAGGTCAAACGATATTCTATGATAAAAACGCTGGCCACAGACTTGAAGTAGATAAGCAAGTTTTTTATGTTATACGAGATGTAGACGTTGTAGTTGTGCTATGAGAATAGATGCTAGTGACATTAGGGATTTAAATCTTCTTAAACACTATCGTATAATACGTAAGTGGGCTTGTAAAAATAATGATTTAAACGATGCAGAGCTAGAGCTTTTAATATATTTAGACTGCATGGATATGTTTACTAGAAAAGATTTTGAAGACGGTACATATTCTTTTAGTTGGGATAATCGTAGATGGAACAAGCTTTTACAAAATGATTGGATTACGCTTTGGCGAAGAAACAATAGAACTACACAGAAGTATAATATATATAAAGTTTCTTTTAAAGGCAAACAACTAATATCAAGAGTATACAAAATAATGCTTGGTGAAGAGGATATACCCACTAGTACTAGGCGCAACAGTATAATGAAAGGCAAAAGCTATAGCGATAAAGTTTATTCATTTGCTATTAACAATGTTAATAAAGATAAAGAAAGATAATTATGTCTAAAAAAGGAATGAAGTACGACTATAAAAAAGCGCACGATAAAAATTTACCAATGTCCGAGAGATTTCACTACTTAGAAAATGCTAGGCATGACCAAGACGCTGGCTCACCAGCTACGTTTATGGGAGGTATTGCTGGGGCTGCAGCTAGAGGTCTAAGCACAGGCGCTAACCCTGGTATCATGACTCAAAGATACGGTATATTTGGTAAACCTGCAGCACCTACAGCACCTACAGTTGATATGTCCGCAGGACCAACCCAAGCTCAACAAGCTGCCGCGGCTAGTGTTGCTGCTGGAGGAACTATGGCTACTCCAGATCAGAACCCTATGACTGGTGGCGCTATGAATCAAGCAAACCCTTTTGAAGGTAAAACATTTCAAATTACTCCAGCTAATATGATGGGCAATGCTAAGCCTGTGTTTAACGAACAAACTCAAGGCATGGCACAGACTGCTTTTGGATCTGGTTTAGAACGACAAATGTCTATGCCTAACTCAGGATCTGTTACGCAGATGAAATCTCCTTTAGAAGGAAACGCTTTTATTGGTGCTAAAATGGCTGCTGAAAAAGCTGGTGAGTCTACTTTTGAAGTTGATGGAAAAACATTTAATGTAAAATAAATAATTATGGATCACAATATAAGTAAATTACTAGGCAAACCTACACTAGAAGGTCAAGTAGGTGAGTCGCATGTTTGGGACGGACCACTAGATACTAGCGGTTTTCCAATGGGTAAAGGCAGTAGCTCTGGTATTACAGGTATGCAGGTTAAAAAATATCCTTGCAAATCGTATAGCCTACAAGGGCCAATAACCCAACGGGCTAAAGGATTTTAAGATGAGTCTTAACGATTTAAAATTATACGCTATTAATACAACCACGCTTGGTGTAACTACATTTGCACAAATAGAAATGAGTTTAAAAGTATTACTTTTGATAGTAACTATTGGTTACACCTTGTCTAAATGGATTCAGCTTAAAAAGAAAAAATAATGTTTAAGTATTTTACTTACGAAGAGTTCGATTCTCCTGACGTACAAGGTAGCGGGCAGATGATGAGTAAAAAGCTTATAAGCATATTAGATAGTGTAAGAGAAGAACTAGGTACGCCTTTACGTATAACATCTGGTTACCGAACGCCTTCACATAACGAAGCTGTAGGTGGAACAAGTAAGTCATCTCATCTAAAAGGACTTGCTGTAGATATAGCTTGCAGCAAAAGTAAAGAACGTTTCTCTTTAATTAGAGAATTATTAGAACACGGTGTAGATCGTATAGGTATTGGTGATACTTTTATTCACGCTGATATAGACGATGATAAATCACCTAATGTAATTTGGACATATGGCAACTGATAAGAAAACACTTAAGTGTAATAAACCTCGGCGTACGCCAGATCATAAAACTAAATCACATATTGTAAAAGCTTGCAGTGGCGGTTTAGAAAAAATTATACGATTTGGTCAACAAGGTGTTAGCACAGCTGGTAAAAAAACAGATGCTAAGTCTAAAGCGCGTAGAGCTAGTTTTAAAGCTCGTCACGCTAAGAACATTAAAAAAGGAAAAATGTCTGCCGCGTACTGGGCTGACAAAGTTAAATGGTAATGAAATCAAGAGGACTAGGAGACGACATAGCAAAATTTACTAAAGCTACTGGTATAAAAACTATAGTAGATAAAGTTTCAGAAGGTTTGAATATTCCTTGTGGTTGTTCTGCTAGACAAGCTTGGTTTAACGACAAAGTACCTTACAACAAATAATATGGCTTTTAAATTAACACCACCATTTTCAATAGACAATACTCCTATATACAGTGTAGATATGGAGGACGGTGTGTTAGGTAAAGCTAATAATAACGGTACGATTATTATAAATAAAGATGTATCACCCAATAAAATGCAAGAGGTTATTGATCACGAAATGATACATATAGACCAAATGCGTAGAGGTGATTTAGATTATGATAATAAAAACGTATATTGGAAAGGTAGGATAATACCTCGCTCGAGTATTAAAGAAGGAGCTAAAAACTTACCATGGGAAAAAGAAGCTTATAATAAAACAAAATAAAACAAATGTCAGATTTAAAAAAAGCACAACAGCTTAGAGCTAAAAAAGAAATGGTTCGGCAAAAACAACAAGCTGCTATAGAAAAAAGAGATATGAGAGCAAACGCTACTCGTTCTGAAAATATAGCACGGAGAAAAAATGCGGCGGCAAAAGTAGGTAAAACATTTTCTTACAAAGATACGGTAACGCCAAGCGTTGAAAGCGGTCCGTTAAACTATGGATCACCAATGAAAAAATCATCGTGTATTAAAATGTACGATAGCAAAGGAAAACCTGCTGGTCTCATGGCTGAAGGATCTATGGCTTACATGGAATCTATAAGTCAAGAAAAAAGTAACTTAATGCAAGATATGCCAATTGATAATAGAGGTATTAGTCAAATGTCTCCGTATAAAATGGATCACGGATCTCCTGCTAAAGAAACTGATCCAGATCCAAAAAAGAAAAAACAAAAAGAATCTACTCTTAGCGATAAAGACAAGTATATAGATAGAAAGTTAAATGAACTAGCAAAAACAAAACCTGATATGCCACCTTTAGAGAGACTTAAATATGCTAAGAACTCTTATGAAATGCTTCCTAAAAAAACAAAATAATTAATGAAAAAAATTCTTCAATTTATAACTGGAGGTCTCATAAAAGATATAGGTCAAGTAATAGATGATCTAGTAACTACAGATGAAGAAAGACTTGCGGCTAAACAAAAAGTTGAAGAACTGCTAGAGCAAGCAGATAAAGACGCTCAAGACCAGGTAACAGCGAGATGGGAGTCGGATATGAAGTCTGATTCCTTCTTGTCTAAGAATATAAGACCGATGGTTCTTATATACCTTACCTTTATATTTTCTGTATTAGCATTTTTTGATGGTAACATAGGAGAGTTTTCAATAGCAGAGGATTATATACCTATATTCCAGTCGCTATTAATAACTGTGTATGGCGCTTATTTTGTGGGTCGTACGTGGGAAAAAGGTAAAAAAATAAGTAATAATAAGTAAAGTTAAATAACTTAAATTAAATTAAATGTCAAATTCAATTACAGCTGAAGAGCTTAAAACTATTAAAGAACAACAATCACAACTAAGTACTATTGTAAATCAGATAGGTCAGTTAGAAGCAAACAAACACTCGCTGCTTCATAAGATCGCTGGTATCAATGAGGGTATTGAAGATACTAAAAAACAACTAGAAGAAACATACGGGGCTATTAATATTAATTTAGAAGATGGCACATACACTGAAATCGAAAAAGAAGACGAAGGTGAACTAGCTGTAGTTAAGTCAGAAGACTAATGAGTACTGTTATAAGAAAAATCAGTATTGGTTCTGATTACAAAAATGATGCGATGCATTATGCTGTTGGCCAGCAAGTATATGGCGGACACGAGATATCGCATATTTTGTTTGAAGATAAAGATGCTTCTTATAACATATTTATAAAGAAAAACAACGAGGTATTGCCATGGAAGAAGTTTAATTCTAACATGGCGGTATCTGTTGAATATGATTTAGAATATTAATGAGAAGTGTTTTTGATTTTATAGTCACGCCTGTTGAAAGTAGGTATGACAATGAAGTTGATATAAATGGTAATAAACTTATAGTTAATTCTAGTATAGAAAACTTTAAGTTAATAAGTAGAAAAGCTATAGTTATTTCTACACCATCAGCTTATTCAACACCAATAGAAGAAGGTGACGAGGTTATAATACATCACAACGTATTTAGAAGATATTATAACCAAAAAGGTAAAGAGGTTGATAGTAGCAAAACACTAAACGATAATCAATACCTATGCCAATTAGATCAAATATATCTTTACAAAAATATATATCAGTGGAAACCTTTAGGTGAACATTGTTTTATAATGCCAATAAAAAATACAGACGACTGGTCACAAGAACCAGAGGTAAAAAATAAAGGTATAGTAAAAATAGGTAATAAAACCTTAAAAACTTTAGGTATAAACGAAGGTGATCTTGTTGGGTTTAAATCTAATAGAGAGTTTGAGTTTGTTGTTAACAAACAAAGACTATACTGTATGCAATCAAATGATATTTTAGTTAAGTATGAGTTCAAAGGAAACGAAGAAGAATATAATCCAAGCTGGGCGAAGAGCAGTTGAGGAATTAATAAAGGTAGCTAAAGAACCTATAGTTGATTCAGATGATGATATATCTGCTGATAGACTTAAGAACGCAGCTGCTACAAAAAAGCTAGCTATATTCGACGCTTTCGAAATACTTAACCGTATCGAAGAAGAGGAAAACATGCTTGAAGATAAATCAAGTAATAACAAACAAAAATCTTTTCAAGGTTTTGCAGAAGGTAGATCTAAGTAATGTACGAACAAAATTTATTTACTGTACTTACAGATCATATAAAACCTCATGTGCTTAAGAAAAATAACAAAAGCAAAAAGTGGGAGTATGGTTATAACAAAGAGTATGATATAGTTGTTATAAGTAAAACTGGTCAAATAGGTGAGGTATACGAAATACAAAACCTTAAAATAGGTTTACCGCCTTTTAAAGGTAAACTAAATAAGGATAAAGACAAATGGTCTAGAGAAGAATATCCTAAAGAATTAAATAAAATAAAAAGTGTATTTGAGTGGAATAAATACCCAGAGCACTTCAAAGAAAGATGGTATGGGTATATTGACGAAGAGTTTAAACGGCGTGACGAAGGTTATTGGTTCAACAATAAAGGCGTTGCTACTTATCTTACTGGCACTCACTACATGTACTTGCAGTGGTCTAAAATTGACGTTGGGGCAGCAGACTTTAGGGAGTCAAACAGATTATTCTTTATATTCTGGGAAGCTTGTAAAGCAGACCAAAGATGTTATGGGATGTGCTACCTTAAAAACAGAAGGTCTGGTTTTTCATTCATGGCATCGGGTGAAACAGTCAACCTCGCTACGATATCAAGCGATGCAAGATTTGGTATATTATCAAAGTCAGGGGGTGATGCTAAAAAAATGTTCACCGACAAAGTCGTACCGATCTCTATCAACTATCCGTTCTTCTTTCGACCCATACAAGACGGTATGGACCGACCAAAAACGGAACTTGCTTATAGAGTCCCCGCGTCGAAGCTTACCAGACGTAAGCTTGATCAAGGTGAAACCGCAGAAGAAGTTGTAGGACTTGATACAACTATTGACTGGAAAAATACAGGTGACAACAGTTATGATGGTGAAAAACTAAAACTGTTAGTACACGATGAATCAGGTAAATGGGAAAGACCTGATAACATATTAAACAACTGGAGGGTTACAAAAACCACACTGCGATTAGGTAGTAGAGTTGTAGGTAAATGTATGATGGGTTCAACATCAAACGCTTTGGATAAAGGCGGTGAGAATTTTAAGAAATTATATTATGCATCAGATGTTACACAAAGAAACCGCAATGGACAGACTAGCTCAGGATTATATTCTTTGTTTATACCTATGGAGTGGAATTACGAAGGATTCATTGATGCTTATGGACACCCTGTCTTTGATACGCCGGCAAAACCAGTTGAAGGTGCAGACGGAATTAAAATTGAAGTAGGTGTTATAAGTCATTGGGAAAATGAAGTAGATGGTCTTAAGAATGACCAGGACAGCTTAAATGAATACTATAGACAGTTTCCACGTACAGAGAAACACGCGTTCAGAGATGAAGCTAAATTATCTTTGTTTAATTTAACTAAGATATACGAGCAAATAGATTATAACGAAGACATGAGGAATAAAACCTTAGTAACGAAAGGTAATTTCCAATGGACTGGGGGAGTAAAAGATACAACAGTTAATTTTATACCAGAAAATAATGGTAGGTTTTTAGTATCTTGGATTCCACCTGCAATATTACAAAATCGTGTAATAATAAAAAATGGAGTTAAACATCCAGGTAACGAGCATATTGGTGCTTTTGGATGTGACTCATATGATATATCAGGTACAGTAGATAAGCGAGGTTCTAAAGGATCTTTGCATGGACTTACGAAGTTTAGCATGGAAGAAGCTCCTTTTAATATGTTCTTTTTAGAATATATATCAAGACCTCCAACAGCTGAAATATTCTTTGAAGATGTGCTTATGGCTTTACATTTTTATGGTATGCCTATACTAGCAGAGAATAACAAGCCAAGGCTATTGTATTATTTAAAAAGAAGAGGTTATAGAAACTTCTCTATAAATAGACCTGACAAAACATTTAACAAGCTTTCAGTTGCAGAAAGAGAAATAGGTGGTATACCTAACTCTAGCGAGGATATTAAACAAGCGCATGCCGCTGCTATAGAATCTTATATAGAAGATCATGTAGGTTTAAAAGAAACTGAGTATGGTCAAATGTATTTTCAACGTACACTTGAAGACTGGGCTAAGTTTAACATAAACAATAGAACAAAGTTTGACGCGACGATAAGTTCTGGTTTAGCTATAATGGCTTGCAACAAAAACAAATACTCACCAGTGGCTGAAATAAAAAAAGAGCCAGTTAGTATTAATTTTACAAAATACGATAACACAGGTTATTCTTCAAAAATAATAAAATAAATGGTTTATACTAATGTTAATAGTTCTTTTCCAAGTCAGGTAGTACCAGACGCAGAGAAAAATACTTATGATTACGGCTTAGCTGTAGGTAGAGCTATTGAAAACGAATGGTTTAGAGGTGACAAGGGTTTAGGAGCTGGTGGTCGTTTTGGTAACAATTGGCAAGATTTTCATAGATTAAGATTGTACGCTAGAGGCGAACAGTCAGTCGCTAAATACAAAGATGAATTATCTATTAACGGTGATTTATCTTATTTAAATTTAGACTGGAAACCAGTAGCTGTTTTATCTAAGTTTGTAGATATTGTTGTTAACGGTATGACTGATAAGGGTTATGAAATAAAATCATTTGCATCTGATCCTTACGCTATTAAAAAAAGAACTAATTTTGCTAATAGAGCTTTAAGAGATATTAGGCAAAAAGAAAAAATAGAAGAACTAGGTGGTTTACTAGGTAGAGATCTTAGTGCTAGCGATGACGTTTCTAAACTACCTGATAATGTTGAAGAGCTTGATTTGTATCTTCAGTTAAATTATAAACAAAGTATAGAAATAGCGGAAGAGGAAGCTATTAATAACGTTTTAGATTATAACAAGTACGAAGAAGTTAAAAAGCGTTTAGCTTACGATCTAGTTGTTTTAGGTATATCTGCTGTTAAAACAAATTTTAATTTAGCAAATGGTATTACTGTTGAGTATGTAGATCCTGCTAATTTAGTTTATTCATATACTGAAGATCCTAACTTTGAAGATATATATTACGTTGGTGAAGTTAAAAGTATTAGCTTAGAAGAAATTAAAAAACAGTTTCCTTATTTAACAGATTCAGAATTAGAGGAAATACAAAAATATCCTGGTAACTCTAACTATACTAGAAATTATTACGGTCAAGATGATCAATATAATAAAGTACAGGTTTTATTTTTTGAATATAAAACGTATCAAAATCAAGTTTTTAAAATAAAACAAACAGAGCAAGGTCTTGAAAAAGCTTTAGAAAAACCAGATACTTTTGAACCGCCTGAAAATGATAACTTTGAAAGAGTACATCGGGCTATAGAAGTTTTGTATAGTGGGGCTAAAATACTAGGCCATGAAAAAATGCTTCAGTGGGAGTTATCTGAAAATATGACTAGACCTTTTAGCGATCAAACTAAAGTTGAAATGAATTATTCTATAAGTTCACCTAGAATGTACAAAGGTAGAATAGATAGTTTAGTTTCTAAATGTATAGGGTTTGCTGATATGATACAGTTAACACATTTAAAAATACAGCAGGTGCTAGCGCGTATGGTACCCGATGGTGTTTTTGTAGATGTAGATGGCTTAGCAGAAGTTGATCTTGGTAATGGTACTAATTATAACCCGCAAGAAGCATTAAACATGTATTTCCAAACTGGTAGTATTGTGGGTAGAAGTTTAACTCAAGATGGTGATCCAAATAGAGGTAAAGTACCAATACAAGAACTTCAGACATCTTCTGGTATACAAAAAATACAATCGTTAGTGCAAACGTATCAGTATTATTTACAAATGATACGTGATGTAACCGGGCTTAACGAAGCTAGAGATGGTAGTAAACCTGATAAAGATTCATTGGTTGGTTTACAAAAGTTAGCGGCGGCTGCTTCTAATACAGCTACAAAACATATACTTCAGTCACTTATGTATTTAACAATACGTGCTTCTGAAAACATAAGTCTTAGGTTAGCTGATATGATGGCTTTTCCTCTTACTAAAAACGCTTTGTTGAAATCTATAAACAGTTTTAATGTAGCTACTTTAGAAGAAATTGAAAACCTATCTATGCATGAGTTTGGTATATTTTTAGAATTAGAACCTGAAGAAGAGGAAAAAAATAAACTAGAACAAAATATACAGATAGCTTTGCAAAATCAATCAATAGAATTATCTGACGCTATTGATATTAGAGAAATACAAAATTTAAAACTAGCTAATCAATTTTTAAAGTATAGGCAAAAAATAAGAGATCAAGAAAAACAAAGAGCTAATATAATGAATATACAAGCTCAAGCGCAAGCAAACTCACAGTCAGCTGAAAAAGCTGCCATGGCTGAAGTTCAAAAGCAACAAGCTTTAACTGAAAGCAAGTTACAACTTGAACAAGGTAAGTCTCAATTTGATATACAAAAAATGGAAATGGAAGCTCAAATAAAGCGGCAGCTAATGGAGCAAAAGTTTCAATACGACATGCAGTTAGCTAGATTAGACGTAGAAGCTCAAAAAGAAAAAGAAGATAAAATAGAAGATCGTAAAGACGAACGTGCTAGAATTATAGGTACGCAGCAATCCGAAATGATTTCGCAGCGTCAAAACGATGAACTACCTAAAAACTTTGAGTCATCTGGATTTGACTCACTAGGAGGATTTGGACTTGAACAGTTTGAACCTCGTTGAAAATAAAATCCTTTAATTTTATACTATTATATTATGTCAACAGAAGTAAAACAAGAAGGAGAATTTAAAATGAAGACTCCTACTAAACCTAAAAACTTAGGTAAAAAAAACGAAGTAACTAAAATTGAAATACCTAAAGAAGGTATTGAATCTCAAGGAGAGGTAATTCCTGAGGTTACTAAAGTAGAAATAAAAAACGAAGATGCCGTTCAAACACAAGAGACAGATGATAGCAATGCTATTATCGAAGAGTCCAAAGACAGTGGCAACAGCGAAGAAGTGGTTGAAGAAGTACGGACCGCCGACGAAGGAGTAGAATCTCCTTTAACTGTAGTTGAAGATACTGAAGAAGAGCAAGAAGTTGTTAAAGAACAAATACAACAACCAGTTGTAGAGCAAAAACAACTGCCAGAAAATATTGACAAGCTAGTTACTTTTATGGAAGAAACTGGTGGAACTGTAGAAGACTATGTTAGGCTTAATGCAGATTATACCAATGTTGATAATAAAACTTTAATTAGTGAATATTATAAACAAACTAAACCACATTTAGATTCTGAAGATGTAAGTCTTTTATTAGAAGACTTTGATTACGACGAAGATATAGATGAACCAAAAGAAATACGCAAAAAGAAAATTGCGTTCAAAGAGGAGGCTGCAAAAGCTAAAGACTTTCTTGAAGGCTTAAAAGGTAAATATTACGACGAGATCAAGTTGAGACCGGGCGTAACCCAAGAGCAACAAAAAGCATTAGACTTTTTCAACCGATACAATGAAGAACAACAAGCTAATTTAGCTAAGCATGAGGTTTTTAAACAAAAAACTGAACAGTTATTAAACGATGATTTCAAAGGTTTTGATTTCAATGTAAGTAACAAAAAGTTTAGATATGGTGTTAAAAATCCATCACAGGTAGTAGAGCAACAATCTGATATTTCAAATTTTATTAAGACGTTCTTAAATGACAAAGGAGAAATACAAGATGCTAAAGGCTACCACAAAGCTTTATACGCTGCGCGGAACGCTGACACTATAGCTCAACATTTTTATGAGCAAGGAAAAGCCGACGCTGTTAAAGATGTTATGGCTAAATCGAAAAACATTTCGACTGAGCCTCGTCAAACAGCTGCTGGTGAAGTATTTGTTAATGGAATTAAAGTTAAAGCAATGAGCGGTGTTGATTCTTCAAAATTGAAAATCAAAAAAGTAACAATAAAAAAATAAAAATAAATAATTATGGCTTTAAGTCCTTTATTTGGGAGTATAGTCCCAAGTCAACAACAACAATTGCTAGACACAAACTTCCTGTCTTTTAACGGAGGTACGGGTGCTGGTGATTCCGATACATTTGCACAACAGTATCTACCTGAAATTTATGAAGCAGAAGTAGAGCGCTACGGAAATCGTACGCTTTCTGGATTCTTACGCATGGTAGGAGCTGAAATGCCAATGACTTCTGATCAAATTATCTGGTCTGAACAAAACCGCTTGCACATTGCTTATGACGGTTGTACTAACACTTCTGCTACAAATACTATTGGTATTCCTATAGCTGCAGATGTTAAAAACGTAATTTCTGTAAACCAAACAGTTGTATTATTAGACGCAACTGGTAACGAGTTAAAAGCTGTAGTAACTGCTTCAAACTTAGCGACTGGCAATGTAGTTGTCGCTCCTTTTGGCGCTACAGATACTAGCTCACTTGCTGCTACTGGTATTAAAATGTTTGTGTTTGGTTCTGAATATAAAAAAGGTTCTTCTACACCTAATCACTCTGCAACACAAGCCGATGGTTATGTAAGTATTGATCCTTCTTTTACTCAATTCTCTAATTCACCGATTATTATCCGTAATAAATACGTAGTATCTGGTTCTGACACAGCTCAGATTGGTTGGGTAGAAGTTGCAACTGAAGATGGAACTGGAGGTTACCTATGGTATTTAAAAGCTGAGTCTGAAACTCGTCTACGTTTCGAAGATTATCTTGAAATGAGTGTAGTTGAAGGTGAAAAAGCTGATCCTACGGTCAATGGTGGTGCGGGAGATGCTGCTACTATTGCCGGTTATAAAGGTACAGAAGGTTTATTTGCTGCTGTTCAAGGTCGTGGTAACGTAGAAGCTGGATTCAATGCTGCCGCAAGTGCACTAGGTGAATTTGACAATATCTTACGTAACCTAGATACACAAGGAGCAATTGAAGAAAACATGCTTTTCTTAAACCGTGAGACATCACTAGGATTTGATGATATGCTAGCTGGTATTTCTAACGGTGCTAACGGTGGTACTGCTTATGGATTGTTTGAAAACTCTGAAGATATGGCATTAAACCTAGGGTTTAGTGGTTTCCGCAGAGGTTCTTACGATTTCTATAAGACTGACTGGAAATATTTAAACGATGCTTCCACAAGAGGTGGTATTGAAAGTGGTGCTGCAGCTCCAGCTTCACCATACGGTGTAAGTGCTATTGATGGGGTGTTAATTCCAGCAGGTACATCAACGGTTTACGATCAAGTTCTTGGTAGTAACATCCGTCGTCCATTCTTACACGTACGATACAGAGCGTCACAAACTGACGATCGTCGTATGAAGACTTGGTTGACTGGCTCTGTTGGAGGTGCTTTTACATCTGATCTAGACGCTATGGAGGTTAACTTCCTATCTGAAAGATGTTTATGTGTACAAGGTGCAAACAACTTTGTATTGTTTACTAAGTAAATTACTTTAAAGGTACGGGCGCTTCGGCGCCCTATGCCTTTATTTTATTAATTATATTATATTATATTATGTCAAAAACAAAAGAAGCCCCAACTGTAGAAAAAGGTTGGGAAATTAAAGATAGAACGTATCTAGTAGTAGGAAGATACAAACCATTAACACTCAGAATACCATCAAAGCATAGCGCTAGAAAACCTCTGCTATGGTATGATAGTGAAACAAATAAACAAAGAGAGCTTAGGTATGCTACAAATATGAACTCACCGTTTGTAGATGAGCAGAAAGGCGAGGTTACATTAGGCACTATATTATTTAAAGACGGTGCTTTAGTTGTTCCAAAAGAAAAACAAGCCTTACAAAAACTGTTATCTTTGTATCACCCAATGAATGGAAAACGTTATAAAGAGTTTGATTCTGTTGTTGAAGCAACTGACGAACTTGATATGATGGAACTTCAGATAGACGCATTAAACGCTGCTAGAGGTATGGACGTAGAGCAGATAGAAGCTATATTGAGAGTTGAGTTTGGAAGTAAAGTAAATGATATGTCATCTAAAGAATTAAAAAGAGATGTGCTTATATTTGCTAGACAAAACCCAGTTTTATTTATAGAACTAGCTAAAGACGAAAATGTTCAACTAAGAAACTTTGCTATTAAAGCTGCTGAAGCTAAAATAATTAAGTTGTCAGATGATCAACGATCTTTCTCTTGGGCATCAAACGGTAAAAAACTTATGACAGTACCATTTGATGAAAATCCTTACTCTGCTATGGCAGCTTTCTTTAAGACAGATGAAGGCGTAGAAGTTTTCAAATCTATCGAGAAAAAGTTAAAATAACATGTAACAATAGTATAGGGCCCGTTCACTCGGGCCTAATACGCCCAACAAAAATAAATAATTAAAAAAATGGCTATAAACGTAAATCAGGTATATAAATCAGTTCTTGTAATATTGCAGCAAGAAAAAAGAGGTGTGCTTACACCTACTGAGTTTAATAAAATTGCTACTCAGTCTCAGCAAGAAATATTTACAGAATACTTTGACGAGCTTAACCAATTGTTAAGACAACCTCAAACTAGTCTAGCGTATGCCGATAGATATGCGTTATTAGACGAAAAAATATCTTTGTTTAAAAAAAGCAAAAATGTTAGTTTTGAACAGCAGGGCAACCCACCAGTTGGTACAACAGATATCAGTGTCCCGGGTGAAGTTCAAGAGCTTGGTACTGTAATATATGACAATAGAGAAGTTCAAAGAATACAAGAGTATGAAGTATACACTACAAATCAATCACCACTTACAACTCCTACAGCATTTTACCCGGTGTATACATACGAAAGCGGTGTTTTAAAATTATATCCAGATGACACAAGTAAATTAACAGAGTCTGGTGTTACCTTAAATTACTTAAAATATCCATCAGATGTTAAATGGGGCTTTACAATAGATACTGAATTAGGTAACTATATTTATAACCCTAATGATTCTGTAGATTTTGAACTACACCAATCAGATCAACCATTGCTAGTAGAAAAAATACTAGGATACGCAGGCGTAATGACTAGAGATCAATTAGCATTACAGCTAGCAACAAGCAAAGAACAACAAATAGACATTGACGGACAAAAATAATAGACATGGCAGATACATCTTTATCAAACGCTTTTATATCATTGAATGATGTTATAAACAACTTTTTAATATCTTATACAGGTCCTGGAAAATTAATACCAGACGCTGTAAGAACTGAAGTAGTATTCCACGCTAGACGTTGTCTGCAAGAGTTTGCTTATGAAACTTTGAAAAGTCAATTTACAGAAGAAGAAGCTACATTCACTAGCCCACTTGATTTTCCAACTTCAATGGTTGCTATTATATCTATAACAGTGGGTGCTATACCAAACGTTGATACGCTAGTAGAAACTTCTAACCTTGCTCCGGCGGTTGGTGAGTACTATGTGGATTATGCTAGCAAACAAATAGTTTTTAACGCCACGGACGTAGCTAAAGGAAACTTAGTTTTAAAATATTTATCAAACGCACTCACCACTGATGAATCAGCCGCTATACCAAAACTAGCAGAAGAAGCGTTATACTCTTGTATGGTTTACGCTATATTAGCAAACAGAGGTGATACTAGACCAGATGTTTTACAAAGGCTATTAATAGAAAAAACAGATAAGTTAGAAACAGCTAAATCAAGACTAGTCTTTACTAACTTCGACTAAAATAAAATAGCATGGCGATTAACGTAAACAACGTGTATCAAACTGTGTTGCTTATATTAAACAAAGAGCAGCGCGGTTATATGACGCCTGATGAGTTTAATAAAACAGCTACACAGGTTCAATTAGAAATATTTAAAAAATATTTTGAGGACTTAAATCAATCTAGTAGAGTTCCTCAAAATGACATGGATTACGCTGATAGGACTGATGGTATAGATGAAAAAATGTCTTTATTTAGAAGAACAAAAACTGTTAATAGAGATACAGATATAGGTAGTGACGTTTATAGATTAGGAACTGTAACTTATGACGGCACTGTAGGTGCTGCCGCAGGTTATAAGATTGAATTACAAAGACTTCAAAGAAACGCTTACTACAACGTTTTAAAATCAGATCTTACTTTACCTAACGAAAATTACCCTGTATATCTTTTTCAAGACAATAAAATATTATCTAACCCAACCAGCATAACTAGCGTTAATTTAGATTATATAAGAAGACCAGATGATGTTGTATGGGGTTTTACTAAAGACATAACTACACAGGTTTTGGTACACTCTCCTGGTAATAGCACTGATTTTGAAATAGACGAAACAGAACAAACTGAAGTCGTGCTTAGAATATTAGCATATGCTGGTATAGTTATAAGAGATCCACAAATAGTACAAGCTGCTAATCAAGCCGTTCAAGCTGAAAACGTAAATGAAAGAAGTTAATAAATGGGACTATTAAAAGAAAACAATAGACAGTATTACGAGGGCGCTCAGGGTTTTAGAGGTAATGGATCTAACAAAAGCTTTACTACAACGTTTAATACTGATTTAGTATTTGGATCGGCAAGTAATACTAATGTAAACTACTCTTTAAATAATTTTAAAATATATACTAGCACTAACGCTCAACCGTCTAATTGGAGTGAGGTTACTTCTGGTTATACGGTTAGTGGTAATACGATTACTTTTGATACAGCTCCAGCTAATCTACTGTATATAGTAGTTCAACTTAAAAAACTAGATGGTGGTAACTACGCTAGCACCCCGCAGGAAAAAGCTTACGGTAATACTGTAGAAAAAAACTACGGATCATATAGTTACATATCTTTAGATGATGTTGTAAATAACTTTTTAGTAGCTTATGTAGGTGATGGTAAACTTATACCAAGCGTAAAAAGAACTGACGTTGTATTTCACGTTAAACGTGGGCTTCAGGAGTTTAGCTATGATACTTTAAAAAGCGTAAACAAACTAGAGGTTACTGTGCCTCATAACTTAAGCATACCAATACCTCAAGATTATGTTAACTATGTTAATCTGTACTGGATAGATAACTCGGGCGTTAAACACGTTATAATGCCAGGGGATATGCTCACTACAAAACCAACAGATGTATTTTTAGATGATAATAAAGGCATGCCAATTCAAGACGAGCATGGTAATAA